ATTATAATAAATTAAAAGACAATTCACGTTGTCAAGTAATCGGAACTGCTTTTGCTGAAGGAACTGGTTCACCAGACGTATTTTCTAATCAAATAGAAGATAACTATGGTTACACACAAATCTTTAAAACTGCAGCTGAGATGACAAATACAGCTTACGCTACTCGTTATCGTGGTTATGCAAATGAGTGGGAAAGAGTGTGGGCTATAAAATTACGTGAACATAAAGTTGATATTGAGAGAGCTATGTTGTTCTCACAAAAACAACGTCAAGGTTCTATACAATACACAGAAGGTTTGGTTGGACATATTTTAGTTAATTCCACACCTGTGACTTCTGGAGATTTAAGTTATACATCTGGAAAAGCGTACTTACGTACACTAGCTTCTTCAGCATTAACTTATGACCAGTTGTTATCTGACCTTGAAGTTCTATTTGACCCAGCAAGGGGTGGTAGTGGAGATAGATTGTGTTTAGCTGGTTTACCAGTTATTACTTTCTTTAACAAACTTGGTAACGGTGCATTTATGGATGCTTCATTAGGATATGGTGATTCACCATTTAGACTAATGTCTGAACCAGGCGAAGGTGCATTTGGACACAAAGTTATGTCTATCGAAACTATTCATGGAACAATTCACTTAGTCAAAGAACCATTGTTTAGAGGTATCTCTAGTGGTTTTATGGCTTTTGCTGATATGAGCAAACTTTCATATAGACCATTGGTTGGTAATGGTATCAATCGTGATACTTTTATTACCACTAACGTACAATCAGATGATGAAGACTTACGTAAAGATATGATTTTGACCGAAGGTGGTCTTGAGATTACTTTACCTGAGACTCAGATGATGTACAACCTAAGTGACTTATAAGGAGGTATATAATGGCAAGAAGTAGTGTTCTCGAACAAAACAGTGGTGCATTTAATAAAAATATGCACAAGATTATCAAGATTGAAGATACCGCAACCGATAGAAACTTAACTGCTGACGATAGTGGAGCTCTAGTTATTCTTAGAGCTACTGGTGGAGCAACTGACATTCAGTTACCACCAGCTGTACCAGTTAATAGTGATGGTGACGTTCTTGGTTCTAATGAAGGTGTTTATTATGAATTCATGATAAATGAAGCAACTGATGGAGCTATTACTATTGAAGCTAAAGATGGTACTGATTTCTTTGTAGGTGAAGTAAGTGATATAGAAACAGGTACACCATCTAACGTCGCTTTTAACGGTTCTAGTCACGATGAATTAGTCATCGCTTCTGGAGCTGCTATTGGACACGTTTATCTTAAAATCGTGTGTGATGGAGATAACTGGTGTGTATCAGGATACGCTCATGATGTGAGTGATGTCTCTGCTAACACCTCTTCAGGTAACACAAGACTAGTCTAGGATACTTTGGGGCTGTTAATTCAGCCCCTAAAATCCTTAAAGGAGTAATTATGGCAGTCTATTCAAATGTTAAAGTAAAAACTTTTATACACCCAGCTAATCCAGCTGAAGAAGATGGTGCTGTTGGAACGATGGCTCGTGATATAAAAGATTATATTGTTACTCTAGACTCTACTAATAACAAGGTACTGTCTATTACTCATACACAATTACGTGGTGACAGAATCTTAACTATGGTAGTCGGAGGAGCATAGGTTGAATTGTCAACATTGTAATGTTTCTAATGATGGTGGTTGGTTTTATTGTAGGGAATGTGGTAAAAGAGCTCATCCTCCTAAATTCACAACTAACTCTTTTATGAGAGGTGAGTTTTCTAAAAGAAGTGATATAGAATTAAATTCTATGAGTTTAGAAGAAAGCACATCTAGAATGGCTAAAAATACAATGGACAATAGATTGAAAAGTTTAGGAGTAAAACCATTATGAGGTTTGGTAAAGGTTTAAGTACTATAAAAAATTGTACCTTAACAGAAGGTATGAAGAAAGATATGAGGGTAAATTATGGCTTACGGAATGGGATACGGAAAGAAATCCAAGAAAAAGAAGAAAAAAAAGAAAACTTCAAAAAAGAAAGGTAGTAAGTAATATGCCTAAACATACTGGTAAGAAAAAAATGAAAAAGAAAAACGGAAAAGGTATGTTAACCGCCGCTCAAAAGACTTTACCTAAATTTTTACAAAAAAAAATAATGAAGTCTAAGATGAAGAAAAAAAGATAGTTATGAAGGGTGTCAATCATTATTTTAAAGACGGTAAAGTTTTTAAAGGAAAAACTCATAAGATGCCTAATGGTAAATTACATTCAGGAGCATCTCATGGTAAAAATAGTAAACCTTTGTTTCATTACGGAGAACTATCTAAGAAATCTAAAGAAATGGCTCGTAAACACTGGGGTAAGTAATGGCTAAAGCAAAACCCAAAAGAAAGTATAAAACCGCAGCTTGGACTAGAAAAGCTGGTAAGAATCCAAAAGGTGGTTTGAATGCAAAGGGTAGGGCTTCTTATAAAGGTGGTACTCTTAAAGCTCCTGTTAAAAGTGGTGACAATCCTAGACGAGCGTCGTTCTTAGCTCGTATGGGTGGTATGCCAGGGCCAGAATATAAAAATGGTAAACCAACAAGACTGTTGTTATCATTAAGAGCTTGGGGAGCTAGTAGTAAGGCAGATGCTAAAAAGAAAGCTGCAGCTATTTCTAAAAGAAACAAAAATAAAAAGAAGAAGAAAAAATAATGGCTAGAAAAAAAACTAAAAAGAAACCTAAAGGTTTATACGCAAACATACACGCTAAAAGGAGACGTATTAAAGCTGGTTCTGGTGAAAAGATGAGAAAACCAGGCTCAAAAGGAGCTCCTACAGCCGCAAACTTTAAAAGAGCAGCTAAAACTGCAAAGAAACGTAAGAAGAAAAGATAATAAATGTCATTTGAAACACAAGTAGAAGGATTAACTAGTATATCTATAGATAGTAGTGGTACTGCTCCTACTCAATCAGAATTATCTCAATTTTTATCTGATGGAGCTATCGAAGTAATAAATGCTATGCCTAGAGAAAAGAAAATACTATGTGCAACTGAAGAAACGTTTACTAGTACAGCTTTTGGTAGTGAAGGTGTTTCACAAATATTAACATCTAGTGAAGTATTATCTGTTACAAGAGCAAATGAACCATGTAGACAAATACCAGCTGAGTTAGCTGGAAGAGCCTCTGACAGTTCTGACTTTGCATCAGCTCATATGGAAAAAGCAACTGCTACAGACCCAGTATGGTATATATACGATGGTAAAATAAATGCATTACCAGCTTCTGGAGCTTGTAAATTTTTAGAAATAAATAGACCGTCAGTAGAATATTCTCATAGTTCTATGTCTACTTCTTTATCTTCTTTTCCATTAGACTGTGAATATCTAGTAGTTTTATACGCATCTATAAAATCTTTACAAAATGCGATGGGTAACAAAACTTCTACGTTACCAGCTGACATGACACTACCAACTATACCTGCAAGTCCTGTTAGTCCTTCGTTTGATTCTGGTGAAATAAGTATATCTGCTTCTGTACCTACATATACTCAACCAGTTTTCAATCCACCGACATTAGGAACAGTAGGTGATTTAACTTTACCAACTCCACCTGTATCTCCCTCGTTAACAACACAATCAGTAACTCTTACTGGAGATGCTCCTGTGTATATAGCTCCTGATTACAGTAAAGTAACAAGTTTTATTGAAACAGATGAAGATGTAGAGTTAGCTTCTGTAAAAATACAACAGGTAAGTAACGAAGCTAGAGATTCGTTGAATAGATTTAATGATGGTAACATAGAATATCAAGCAAATCTACAAAAAGATATACAAAACGCTCAACTAAGTGACAGTAACGAAGCCCGTAAACTTCAACAATACTCAAATGAACTACAAGAATACTCAACTACAGTAAATGCTACAGTACAAAAATGGATTAATGAAGAGTGGAATCAAAATTTTCAAAAATATCAACAAGATTATTCATCTTTATTACAAGAATACAACTCTAACCTTCAAAATTCTTTAAATAAATTTAACGAAGCTAATACTGTGTATCAAAATGAGTTACAAGAAAAGATACAAGAATTTTGAAG